GCGAAAACGAACCCAAGTTTTCTTGGTGTAAAGTGCCCCCTATGTCTAGCTGTATACCAGCGTCTGCGAAGACGCTGGACTAGACACTACCTGGCTAACCTAGCCAGGTCCAAACCCATTTCGTACGGGCAGAATGGGGATCTGCATACTTGCCCGGTCGGAGTTTTGAGTCTATAACCTTCGTTATATTCTCATAGCGGATACCTTCATCGCCGAAACTATTGTTTCGGCCGAGTAAGATATCCATCCGATCGGGTGAGTGCCTCGTCAACTCCATCCTATGGAGTTCTTCCCAGTCGGGAAGGTGAGCATTTATCGTGCTCATTGACAGACTTGGCACTCTGTATTCTATTCTCTGAAGTTCACGATTGAACCTACGAGAAAAGTTTACATCGTTATGAACGTCAGGATCTTTCCTCACGGTACAAGGTATCGGGAGAAGTGTCCTTGGATAGACGGTGCCTATCGCTTCCTCGATAATTTCAACGAGGGGCGCAGCATCGTTCCAACCATACTTAGCTATAAAAAGATTAGCCAAGTCAGCGTTCCGAACGAATCCAGTTCCATGTGACGACAGGGCTTTCCGAATTCTTATCGGAGTGACTTCATATCCAATATGATAATCACCACCGCAAGACTCGCGGAATGGTCCAACCCTGTAGGACTTATCTTTATTGACTAAAAGGTCAATAAGCTGTAGTCCTTCAGTTACACGCTCGAATAAATCCGAGCGTATAATGATGTCATCGCCGTAAACGAAGGTGCTCCTGGATTCGTACCCAGGTACACCTATCGTGGAAGCCTCCGCGCAGGCCCAAAAGACCAGCGCTTCAACAGGAAAGCAACAAGCACTACCCATAGGGGCAAACTTGTTTAGCTTCACTACTGACTTGTCTGGAAGGAGTGTGGTGTCAGAACGACACGCTTTAAAACACTCTACCCAACGCTCTGGAAAAACTAATTCCACTAAGCGTAGGGACACCCTGTCGGATGCATCTGACAGATCGATAGTTGAATACTCGTCAGTTATAGAACCCTGACGAGCCAACTCTCGATTGATTGTCTGGTCAGTAAAGTTTACCTGACCAGCAGTCAAATAGTGGGTCTCGATCACCTCGTAGAGTAATTTCATCAGACCTTGCTGAACAAACATAAGTTCAGCAGGTTCACATGAAATCACGCGAGGGCCTCGAGAATCCTTAGGCACGAGACAAACTCGTGCTTGACGGACCCCCAATGGTGCATCTTCTAACCTCTTTATAGCATCAATCAGATGCGTAGGAGAATAGAAGAAGAGATCGTCATAAGGATAGACTTCATCAAGCTCAGGAAAATACCTGAGTGTATGATACTTGTCCTTATTTTCCGTTCGACAAGCGGTTGCTCCGCCGCCGTGAGATGGGGTAATGATCCGAGGGTCTGTATTACACAGAACCCTCGAGATCAAGACCTTCATCTTAGCTATAAGCGATAGAGAAGCATGGTTAGCTTCGTTATCACTAAAGCAAGAAAGACCTGAATCAGTTTGTCTAAACTTTTCCAGGAACCTTTCAACGGTACGATCGTCATGGGGAACCTCATATTTATAGAATATGAACGACAATTGTCGAACACAGTCTACGGCTACGGAATCTCCCTCCAGCGCACAAGAGATAGCATACCCAAGAAATAAGGGTATGGATAAAACAGCAGGTGATTCATTGAGATCTCTCTCAATGTTAACAATTCGCTCGAAAGAGACGAAATGCTCAGGTGCTGCCCACTCGAAAGTCGAGTGGTATCTATCTAACGCCTTACCAATCAATGGTAAGACTTGCGTCAAGAAGGTAAGACCCTCGTTGGTCGCCCGAGTATGAAAGGTGGTAATATCCATCTTTTCTACATAAGGCGAATAGCGTTGGTTTTGCGCTAGGTTCTCCCACAAAAGGAGAAGGCTTTTCAGACTACCATTATTCATGGAAATCTCCAGAAGCATCCCTAGTACTTGCCAGGTAACAACCCTCATCTATCTACCGCACAGTCAATAGACGAACGCTAATTCCTAACGGCGAAATTACATCTCGCCGTTGAGGACCGCGTCAATATTGGCCCCAGCACCGCCCTCAATCAGAAGATCTATCAATTGATAGACCAACTTTTTGATGACGGTATTGGTGATCGCGGTGTTAGGTGGCCGGATAATGTTATTATAAACAGAAACAGTACCCGGAACGCCAAAGGCGTCTACAACGGTTTCGTTTAGACGCACAACATGACGTTGCTCGCCGCCCTTGCCGATAGTATGTCCGACAATCAGTTCCTGCTCATTAGGCAGGGTAAGTCCTGAGACGGAATACTCTGAGTGATCAGAGTCAACAAAACGCTGAGCATAAACCCGAAGGTTTGTATCAACGTCTGTTGGCGTATCGGTAGAAAGGGAAAGGGAAGTACCTAGAGCCATAGTTTGCTCCTCCCCAAGAAGGGGAAAAAGAAGTTATGCTAGATTTCACTAGCGACTTGGGAGAAATATCCCGCTCGCAACAGGTAAACCCTGTCACCTCCGAACCCGGAAGCAGTATTTACTACATTCGATTAATAATCGAAGTAGGATAAAAGCTTTCCGCTGGTCTTGTTGATCTTTCTTCCGAAAGTATCAACTACACCGTGGTTTAGAGTTGTTCCAAGACTGACTAAATTGACAGCTTGGTTCAGTGACGGCCACTTTGTTTTTAGCAAAGCAAACGTCGCAAGGTCCGGCATCAT